ATGGTCTGCCCTCCTGATGATGATCGATGGGTCCGTCACCCCTCGGGGGTGATCGGCAGGGTTGCGGGCGGCAGCCACTGGGTCACGCGAAAGCTCATCACCAGGGTGCCGACATTGCGCATGCCGTCGGTATTGGTGACGACGGTGGTCTCGTCGAGGAAACAGGCCCGGTCCGGACGCCGCAGCGTCGCGATGACCAGCGCCTCGATCACCTCGCTGTCCTGGTCGAGCACATCCTCGACCTCGTCAGCGCCGGCGCGGCGCAGCGCGACCTGCAGCAGGGTCCGGCGCGCGGTGCTGGTCATGCTGTCCTGTTCGCAGCGATCCTGCGGCGTCAGCACGCCGAAGACCGGCAGCGTGTCGTGATCGATGGCGCCCGACCAGACCCGCAGGACGGTGCAACCCGCGAAATGGGCGTGCGCCTGCAGCGCGTCGCGGACCGCGGTCCGGCATTCGGTGCGGAAATGTGCCATGCCGTTCCCTCAGCTGCCGACGATCTGCAACTCGCAGATCAGGAAGGCATCCGCTGCCGGCGAGCCGTTCGGATGCACGACCATGATCTGGAAGGTCCGACCGTCCGGGACGGTGATGCGGTCGCCGCGCCGGGTTTCCGGCGCCAGATCGCGCCCGACCCGCCAGGTCGGCGCATCGATGCGGACGATCTGGCCGTCCGCACCCTCGACCTCGATCGGGCTTTCGCGAAAGATCGACTGGATCTGGCGCGAGAATCCAGTCGCAGGGACATAGCCCACCGTCCCGCCCAGGATGCCAGAGAGGATGCCGGTCATCCCGTCGAAGATCGACATCAGCGGATGACGCCGTCGAGCAGCACGATCCCGGTCGCCGACGGGCTCGCCGCCACCTCCACTGCGGCGCCGATCAGCTTGTTGCCGCTGGCAGTGGTCGTGACGACCTTGCCGGTATCGTCCCAATAGACCTTGGCGCCGGCCGTCCAGGCCTGGGCCGAGGTTTTCGGCAGCTCGAAGACGCCACGGCGCACGAGAATGACCGCTTCGCCGATCCCGGCGTCGCCCTGGGCAACCCCAAAGATGTCGCCGACCAGCACACCCGCACCGCTGGTGACAGCGGCGGCCATTGCCAAGGTGATGTGCTCACCCGGCTGGATCCAGTTTTTCATGATCTTCTCTCCATGAAAGGGAAACGACGAAGGGCGGCCTAAGCCGCCCTTTCATCAGGAAATTGACCGGAGCTCAGGCGCCGTTGTTCTTGAAGGATCCGCGATACTCGACCGCGGCGGCGCCGAAGATATGGCGCGCGTTCATGGTCACCGCGTCTGGGTTCATGCCCTCGATCGTCTGGACGGTCGGCGCATTGTAGCCTTCGAGATAAGCATGCGCGATCGGCGGGAGGTCGCTGGAGATCAGATACCAGGCGGTGTCCGAGCCACCCGCAGCCGCCCCCAGGTTCGGCACCACGCTGGGCGCGAGGGTCGACTTGTAGGGATTGACGTTGCCGTCCACCGCGGGGGTCACTGCCGTGGCGAATTGCAGCGCCACCAGCTCAAGTGCCGGGGGGACGATCAGCCGGTCGGGCTCGACCTGCATGAAATCGTCCTTGTCCTTCGTGCCGAAAGCGCGCTGTTCCCACATCGCCTTGCGCGCCGCCGCGACCGAGACCGCCGAGATCGCCGCTGCCGCACCGCCGGAAGCCAGGTTGCTGTGGCTGGCGTGAAACAGTGCGGTATTGTCGGATTTCAGCGCGGCGTTCGCGCGGATCAACGCCCAGACCATGGAGTTTTCCATGCTGCGCGCCGCCATGGCGAATTCCATGGGAATGCGCTGGAAGGCACCCATGTCATCGTTCACGACCGCCTCGAAGGTCAGCTTGATCGTGCGCCCGCGGCGTTCGACCTTCAGGCCCTCGGCCTCATCCGCCAGAACCGCCGACTGGTATTCGCCATTCTCGGCCACCGGCTTCAACGAGAAATCACCGCCGAAGCGAACCGAATGCAGCTCGCGGAAGTCGGTCGCGGTCAGCGGCGCGCCCGTCACCAGTTGCCAGGTGGCGGCGCGGCGCTGATAGGCTGCCTGAAGGGTGCGGTTCATCACCTCGGTGGTGACATATGCGAAGTCGCTGACCCCGAAGGCACCGCCCATCATGGTGGTCGACCGCATGCCGCGGCGGATGGTATCGGGGTCATTGAAGCCGCGCGAGGGTCCCGCAAGCTCCATGGCGAGGTGGCGGATGCGCATGCCGCGGAACTGCTGGGCCGGGCCCTCGGCCTGTCCCATCATCGCGCCGATCATGCCCTCCAGCTGGGTTTCTGTATCGTCGCGTGTGATCGTGGCGCGCTGGCCGACGGTGCGCCCGGCAGGTTCGGCAGCGGCCATGGTGGCCATGAAGCGCGAACCCGCGACCTCGGCCGACACGCCCTCATCGACCAGCGCATCGACATCGGCCTGCATCAGGCGGCCCGAGGAGACGAAGGGCGCGGCCATCTCGCGAATGGCACGGGTCCGGGCGCGCTCACCGGCCAGGACGTCGGCGGTGCTCGGCTGCTGCATGGTCGAGGGCGAGGGTGCGGGGGGTGTTACCGCGGGAGCCTGCATGGTGGCCGGGGCATCCGCCTGCGGCGCGTCGGTCGGGGTCTCGTTGGCCATCGCGGCCTCCTTTTGCTGATTGCCGCGCGCAGCGGCGGGGGATTGGTCGGGCCGCGCGGCCCGATCCGTTGCCGGTTTCTGTTTCGCGGCACTGATGCGTTCCATCAGCACGCGGTTGGCACCCATAAAGGCGGCGCGGGCGGCCTCGAGGGTCGCCGATGCAGGGGGTGCCGATGTAGCATCATCCGCCAGACCATCGGCAAAGCCCTCGGCAATGGCCGCATCGGGGCCATACCAGGTCTCGGCCTTCATGATCTTCCGGGCCTCTTCTGGGGTCTTGCCCGAGGCTGCGGCATAGACGGAGGCATAGGTCGAGGCGGTGACCTCGAGTCCTTCCAGATGACGGCGGCCTTCATCCACTGTCCCGAAGATTGCCCCGGACGGATCGTGGATCATGATATGCGAGCCAGCTGACAGGAGCCGCTCAGCCCCTGCCATGAGGATCATCGAAGCCGCCGAGGCCGCCACGCCCTCGACGATGATGCGACAGCCGCCGGCATGGCCGGCGAGCATGGCGCGGATCTGCTCGCCTGCATTCACATGACCGCCCAGCGAATTGATGCGGACAGTAATCCGCCCCGCGCCAAGCTGTGCCAGTGCGCTGCGAACCATCGACGGGCTGAAGAACACGTCCTCGTCCCACATCCAGCTCATCCAGGAATCGTCGATGACGTTCCCGGACAGGATCAACTCATCGTTCGAGATCAGGTCAGCCCCTGTCCGCATCTGGCTTATCCTCTGTGTCCGTGGGTTCGGCGGCGTTCGCTTTCGACTCTTGCTCGGCGGGCGGCTTCAGACCCGCGGCGGCATCGGCCTGCTGATCTGCCAGACGTTCTTCCCGAATTCGGTCCGGATCGCGGCCCAACTCGCGCTGCACGCCCTGCCGGCTGTTCAGCCCGGCATCGACCTCTTCGATCATTGCGGGGATTTCCTTGGTCGGATCGACGAGGATGCGGCGCGGCGGCGTCCAGTCGATGGTGAAGTCGATGCCGCGATGCCCGACCAGCGCCAATCCCTCACGGAACCAGCGCTCCATCCCGGCACCGAACTGGGCGATCATCAACCCGCGCTGCCACATGCGGACCAACCGATCCATTTCGTTGCGGCCCAGTCGGCCGGATGAAAAGTTCGTGCGGCGAAGATCCCCGGTCAAAGCCTCATAGGTGATCCCCAGTCCCGCGGCGATGGTCCGGAGCCCGGTTTCCATGAACTCGCCATAGCCCTCGACCGTGGGTGGATTGGTCGATACCGGCTCCGCGCCCTCGGGCAGTTCCACGATGGCGCCGGGTTCCAGCGCCTCGAGCCCAGCCCCTGCCTTCGTGCTCCGGGTCGAACCGACTGCCCATTTCAGCATGATTGCCAGCAGCGCCGACATCCGCTGCTTGAGGATCTGCGCCTCCTGGTAATCGGAGAGCTCGCCCAGCGTCATCATGACGGGCGCGAGCCACGGCACCCCACGCAGCTGGCCCGGTCGTTCGAAGCGACGAATATGGATCACATCCGACCAATGCACCCGCGTCGATTCCTGCGGCTTGCTATGACGGATCGCACCCGGATGTTCCGGCAGGAAATGGTAGGCCTCGACCGCACCGGTCGGACCATATTCCACCCCCTCAAAGACGAGGTTATCGCCGTGGCTCTGGATTGCCATGTCGAGGCAATCCGCCTCAAGCAGTTCGACCTGGTAGGGCAGCGCAAGATTGCCCTGAAACCGTGGCGAGCGCATGCGCCGCCGCAGCAGCACCTCGCCATCGGTAAAGACGGTCGACATGCAGATCTGCTGCATCTCGAAGAGATCGTATTCACCCAGGGTATCGATGTCGTTCGACAGCAGGTGCCGCTTCAGAAGCTCTTCGACAGTCGCCTTCGCGTTCGCGCTGGACGACCGGATCGAGGGGGCGATGCCCTCGCCCACGACGTTCGCGACCACGACGTCCCGCGCCCGCGCCGCGTAGGCGCGGTTGCGCATCATGTCGCGGCTGAGCTGTCTGAGCCGAGCGCGCGAGCCGAAGGCTGCGGCATCGGCCGCGGTGGCCGGCGCCTTCCAGCCATAGGTTCGCCGACCGCGCGAGGCCGCGTCGTAGTTCATGACGATGGCGGTCTGCGCACGCGCCGTGGCCCGTCGCAGTCCGGCCGCCGGGCTGAAGAGCCCGACAGCCCGATCGAGAATGTTCATCAGAAGCCTCGCGTGGTCCGGGGATAGCTGACACCGAAGGCAGGACCGCGCGCACCGGCGAGTTCCGCCTCGATCATTGCCAGCGTGGCGCGCATATCGGCGAGCGAGCGGAACTTGACCCGCTCGCCGGCGACCTCGACCTCGGCCGCACCCTTGGCGATCGAGGCCCGCAGGCGATCGGCATCAGCCTGTGTATAAGACATGGCTCAGCGCCTCCTGAGGAAATTGATCTTGCGCGGGATTTCTGGGGTCGGAACATCGCGTGCGCTTTCCGCATCGTTGGGCCGCGCCAGCGGTACCGCGTTCAGATTGGTCAAACCTGCTACGCACCATTCGGGTGGGGCCTCCCAGTTCACCCGGTTCAGCCCCTTGTGCTCTGCCATCGCCAGGCCCTGCACCGAATGGTCGAGGCTCTCGTTGCGCAGCACGCCCTTCTTCAGCTCCCAGCCCTTTTCGCCGCGGATCTCCGCGAGGTGTTCGGCCAGATGCTCCGCGCCCATCCATTGCGGAATATGCTGGGCGCCGACCGGGGTATCGGTTCGCCCGAGCGCCGCGATCACCGAATCCTTCAGCCGGTCCACCGCCATGTTCAGAAGCTTGATGCCCCTGCCCTTGCCCCCGCCCGACGACCGCTCCGGCGCTTCGTGCCAGACCCGATCCCGCTGGTTGAAGCCACCGCGACCGATCGAGAGAAAGAACTTGCCACCCTGCCCTTCGCGGTTCTGCTTGCGCCAGAATTTCTCGGCATTGTCCGACCAGCCCTTCGGACCGTTGAAGTCGATGACCACCGCGAGCGGCTTCAAACCCCGGTCCGTGCCATCCACTGGAAAGACCAGATCGGCCAGCTCCGCGAGCACATCCGCATCCTGGGCATAGCGCCCCGGATCGACAGCGCGGTATTTGCCGTCGTCGCCCTTGGCGTTGGGTGCGTGATCCGGCGGCTGATGGATGGCATATCGGTCGATTGCCACCCGCTGGCCGTCCTCGCCCCAGGCCATGACCATGACTTCGAAGCGGTTGCCCTGCACGTCCACCTGGACGGTAATGAAACGCGCCCAGCTGGGCGCGATGCGCTTGGGCAGAGAAAGCGCATGCTGCTGCAGCATTTCCAGCGTCAGCGCGTCTTCATCATCATCCTTTGGACGCTGATACGGAACGCCGATTTCGGTGTAATGCACCCCGGCGAAGTCCAGATCGTCGCCGGAAATCTCGAAGGCGCGCCGGGCCGTCTCGTAGCGCTCGACCAGCCCGGACCAGGACGAGAATGCGGCGGCTGCGCCATTGAAGGCGTAGCTCGCAAAAGGCGTGTTGCGCACCAGCGGATCGTCGATCCGGACAAGGCGGCGCTGACCTGTCTCTTCGTCAACCTCGCGGCCTTCATGCAGCCAGCCCCCATGATGGGACATGGCGCGCCGGTTCATCTCGGGCTTGTGACGGTGCGACAGGACCGAACCACAATGCGGGCAGACCATGACCGCCATGTCGCC